GGGGTGCTGCTGTGCGTGCTGTCGGGCGCGGACATGTACGCGGCGCTCGGCGTGCCGTTCAGTTTGCCGGCGGTGGGCATGGTGCTCACCGGGATTTTTGCGAGCCGAGGCGCGAATTTCGTCAATGACCTGATCGGACGGCTGCGCGGCAAAAAAGCGGAATAG